TTACTGAAATGCGTGATGGGGCGTTAAATCTTCGCAGACCTTTGGCTGTGCTGGGTGATTTACAAAAGGCATTAGAAAAATTAGCACCAGCTAAAAGGCCGGCGATACTGGATGCAATATTTGGAAGAATTGGTTTTACTTCTGCAGTAAATATTATGGATAAATCTGGTCGGTCTGTTGAAGAACTCTCAGCAAAAATTGCTGACTATGAGGGCTTAACAAAAAGACTGGCTAAATTCCAGCGAGATACATTACTTGGTGACTTTAAACAATTGATTTCTGTGATTGAGGCAACAAAAATTGAAGCTACCGATCTTGGTAATAAGGCTATTCGTGGTGTGATCCAGCAGATGACAGCATGGGTGCGCGTGAATAAGGATATGATAGCACAAAAGGTTGGCGAAACGATTAAATTCATTATTCAAAATATGGATAAATTTGTTGAAATTGGGATAACGGTTTTAAAAGTGGTTGCTGGCATCATTGCATTGAGTGCAGCGTTGAAGGTTCTCAATGTGGTTATGGCCGTGTTTACTATTCTTGCTGGATTGGGTAGTGTTGGAATACTGGTTGTGGGGATTATTGCAATGATCGCGGCTCTTGCGTCTGCTGTTATATGGTGGGATGAGTTAGAGGCCACAATATTACGTTTACCGGGCCCAGTTGTTGTGGCATTAAAATTATTGAACGCCCCTTTACTTTTTATGATTACTGCAATCAGAAAAATAATTGAAAATTGGGACGCATTGGTAGGGGCCTTCACGAGTATTTTTGGTGCAATTAAAGATCTTATTGTGCGAGGTTTAATCGACCCAATAGTTGCTGTCATAAAGGTACCACTTGAACTTATTGGAGCATGGGAGCCTCTTGTTAAATTCTTCGATGATTTGTGGAATAGTATTGCTACATCCTTTGAGGTTGGCACAGCTAGGATCCAGGCAGAAATAGATTTTATAATAAAGGCTGCCAAAACACTTAAGGATGCTACTGAGTTTATTGTGGGGTCAGAAAGTCAGGACAGGGCTCAGAAACAAGCTGTGTCCCTTGAACAAGTTTCTAGAAATGAACTTCTCTTTACTGCTGCACAGCGTTTGGTTGAGATCAGGAAGAAGGATGTTGAGGCGGGCGGCTCGGGTAGATTCGTTATTGATCAGGAGACATTCAAAGTTATCAGGGCTCCGGATACATCAGACTCTGATGAGGCTTCTGCTATTTCTCCTGTGAGTATTGAGCAGTCCAGAGAGGATCAGCGAAGGGAATCACCAGTGAATAGCACCGTCACCATTCGCGCAGTAGATGGCGCAGAGGCCGAGACAGACGATACGTTACCCTCTGGTGTTGTTCTGGAATCTAGTGGGGGTTTCTAATGGCTTGGCAAGAAAGATTACGCGAATCTGCTTACACTCCGCCCGGTGGCAATCGTATTGTTTTTTTATACGAGGACGTATCTCAGGTTTTCACTAAAAAAACAGCAGCCTTTGATTTCCCAGATTTTGATGGGACATTTATTCAGGATCTTGGTCACACCGGCCGGCGATATCCATTGAGGGTAATTTTCTCGGGTGGTGATTACGATCTGATCGCGTTGGAGTTTATGGAAGGTTTACGGGCTCGCGGTGTTGGTCTCCTGGAACACCCTGCATATGGGGCTGTATCGGTTGTCCCGTTTGGTGAAATAAAAAGACGTGATGATTTAAAGTCAGGTGGAAACCAGACGATCATTGAAGTTACATTCTGGGAAACTATCGGTGTGATTTTTCCCGCGCCCCAGACTGATCCAGTGAGTACGGTAAGGGCTACAATAGATGATTTCAATCAAGCCAATTCTGAAAAGTTTGCATCAGAGGTTGATGGGGCCGATGTCCCAACAAAGGTTGCAATGAGAAATCAATTTAAAAATTTACAGGATCGTACTCAAAGTCAGTTACAGAGAATCGCCGATACACAGGATGATGTGAGACGACAATTTAACGCAATTAATAGCTCTATAAATAACTCACTGGATATATTTTTACAGCAGCCTTTGAATCTGGCATTTCAATCTCAGCTTATGATTCAATCACCAGGCCGCGCACTGACTGCCATCAAGGATAGATTCGCTGCGTTTCGTGGGCTTACTGATCTGATCATAAAGGGTCCGGGCGGGAATCCGAATATAGCCACACAACCAACAAAATTCCATGGTCAGGATCTATATGCTTCTGGATATGTTAGCGGCTCTGTGGTCTCTGGGCTCAATAATGATTTTGAAACAAAGACTGAAGCGATTGAATCAGCAGAGGAAGTATTGGATCAGTTCGCGGAGTTGACCGAGTGGAGAGATAATAACTACGAGGCATTATCGACAGACCCCGGTTTGGCCGCTGCCACTGCTGCTGCTGCTGAGGCCGTCGCGGCCGCTGCTGCTGCTGATGCGGCCGCAAATCCAAGTGATGAGGCCAAGCAAATTTTGGCCGCTGAGACCGGAGCTACCGCACAGGTTACTGCTGATGCGGCCGCCGCTGCAGCGGCTGTAACAAAACCGGAAGTTGACGATGGTACCATGTACCAGCAATTACAGGAAGCCGTTGCGTTGGTGGCTGGTTATCTTGTCGAGGTTTCATTTACATTAAAGCAAGAGCGTAGTATTGTATTGGAAACCCCACGCTCAATTATTGATTTCGTTGCTGAATTTTATGGAGAGGTTGACGAACAATTAGACTTTTTTATAAATTCAAATAACCTCACCGGTTCTCAAATTTTGGAGTTACCGAGGGGCTTCACTGCGTTATATTTTGTCTAGTTATACAACTGTACTGAATGACACATTTGAATCCATATCCAGAAAGGTTTATGGATTTCAAACGAATGCCGATTTAATTCGTAGGGCAAACCCTGGGCTAGCTGAGCCACTTACGATAGCGATTGAGATATTTATACCCGTTGATGTAAATACCCCAAAGGATTTAGAAAGGCCAACAGTAGATGCACCGCAGGATGGGTTTATTTTAAAAATTGATGGGAATCAACTGAAGGTGCCAGAGAAAATTAACCTTCGTCGTTCTATCGATACGCTCAGTGTGGTTGATTTTTCTACAGCATTTGAGGCTGATGCGCCGGGTTTCAGGGAAATCTTCCGGCCGTTCAGTTATAAACCGGTTGAGTTATTTATAGGTGATGAGTTGTATTTTTCTGGAATATTGATTAACACAGTGCCGGGGGTTCAACCTGATAGAAAAACAATGGCGGTTAGTTGTTATGCACTCCCATCTGTGATGGCTGACTGTACCCCTTCTTCTGCTGCATTTCCCATTCAGTTTTTAAATCTAGGCTTACAGGAGATTGCAACATCAATAGCAACGCCGTTTGGTATTGATATAGAATTTAACGCCGATGAGGATACACCCTTTGAAAGTGTCACTTGTGATGTGGGGCAGTTCGCTTTAAACTTTTTGACCAAGTTGGCAAAACAGAAGAAGCTGGTTATATCAAATACAACTGATGGCAAATTATTGATCCAGCCCTCAATATTCAGTGGTCAACCTGTAGCGTTATTGGATGAAGCACAGCCAAACGTCATAAGCGTTAGGCCATCATTTAAACCACAACAATATTATAGTAGTATCACTGGCATTCCGCCAATATTTTTAGGATTGGAAGATTCAGCGCATACAGTCATAAACACTCATCTACGTGGTGTGATACGCCCATTTAATTTTGTACCGGATGATACAAAGGAAGGTTCTGTAAAAGCTGCTGTTGAGGCGAAGATGGGAAGGATGTTTGGGAATCTTGTATCATATAATATAAAGCTTCCAGAGTGGCGCGATCCTTCAGGGAATCTGTGGGAGCCAAACACCATTGTTAAAGTGCTCGCTCCGGATGCTATGATTTATACGGCGTATGATTTTGTTATTCGTTCAGTTAATCTTTTTAAGTCAGCCAAGAAAAAGGAAACGATTTTAAATGTTGTAATGCCTGGGTCATTCAGCGGTAAAATACCGGAAACGCTACCATGGGACTGATAGGCGCGAAGATTGCAAAAATCATCAGCTTTGCTCGGGCTGTGAGAAATGGTGCGCAGGTATCAGATGCGACGGTAAACCCTGGTGGGAACTCGAATCTACGTACTGAGCATTTTGCTGATTCGGGTGATGACTCTTATCCATTACCTATTGATTATTCGATTGTGGTTGGGGTGGTTCAAACCGGAGCTGCAGCGGGTGTTTCTGTGGGCTATGCCGATGTGAAGAACGAAAAGAAGGCTCAACCCGGCGAAAAGCGTATTTATGCCCGAGACGCAAACGGTGATGTGGTTGTGGAGCTGTGGTTACAAAATGATGGAACAGCCATTTTATCGAATGATAACGGATCGGTTACACTTGGTCCTAATGGCTCTGTTCTGGCACAAAATATAGCTGGTGGGTTTATGCATCTGAAGGATGACGGTGATCTTGATCTGAATGGGGTTCTGATCGACACAGACGGTAATCTAACCTCTCCGGAAACCATTACGGGGGATGAGGTCAAAACGGCCGCTGGGATCGATCTGGATGAGCATACGCATGGTGGGGTTGAGACTGGCAGCGGGAACACAGGGCCAGCGGAATGATTGTCTATGATACGAGAGGCTTAAAATAACTTCATGGCCGATCCACAACAGGGCGATGTATTTCTATTTCAACTCGATGATGGGGGTGAGATCTCCGTTGAGAATGGTATTACTGAAATGCGGGGGAGCTTGGAGACTTCTGTGTATCTGTCTCTTTTTGGTGGAAATGAGGACGATTCAGGCGATTCCGATAGCACTAAGGGCTGGTGGGCGAACTTGATTGAAACGGAGCTGGCTAAGAAATACATCAGTCGAACCCAGCATCTATTGCGCACCGGTCACAGTGTGGCCTCGCGATTGCGAAGAATTGAGGATGCCGTAAGGCTCGATCTAAAATGGATGGTCGATGTGGGGGTGGCAACCAGTGTCGATGCAGAGGCAACAGTGCCGGCACTCGATACGATCCTGATCGTTGCGAAAATTAACGTTCAGGGTGAGGAATCAGAGATCCCATTTATCCTCAATTGGAAGCGAGATATTGAGGCGAATACATTACAGCCAGGCGATGAGAATGCGAAGACATTTAGTGAATTGTCGAGTGTTTTCAGTGTCGCAGCGTTCCAGGCCCAACCGGCCATTGTTACCACCCTGGATCCGATGGAGTGGACACCATGAGCACACCGGGAAGCCTTATTGATTATGATTTTGGTGATGGTTCTCCGATCGTAAGGGCACGAAATCCAATTCATGATTATGCGGGTGGAACCACATTTATGTTGAGTATTGGCGCGGTTGAGCGTGATACCATTTTGCGATTAGCCCTACCCTCATCAAAACAAACTGAATTGGTTTTAACTGAAATGCGGGTACTCGAGGAATTACGGGTACAGGATAACAAGCTTACTACTCTGAATTTGCTCGAGAATCCATCACTCAAAAAAGTTGATTTTACAACAAACCAATTCTCCACTATTGATTTTACCAACAATAGATTACTCGAGGAAGCGGTACTGAATGACAATCTTTTGACCGCCCCGATATTTCCAAATAACCGTGAATTGTTCAAGCTACACCTACAAAACAACGGGCTTACGGCTATATCTGTGGTTGATAACCCAAAGATGAAAGATCTCGATATCAGCCAAAACGCCACATTGACGGGCGACCAGGTGGGGCAGATCTTGATAGAACTCGATGAAGCTGGCCTGCACAGCGGTGTGGTAAATTATGTGGGCAACGCTACGCCGGGACTTGGATTTTTATCTGTTTATAATTCGTTACAAGCAAAGGGTTGGAATATACTAGGACCAATTCCCTCTGATGGAAGCGTTCTTTTGATAAATGCTAGCGGTGATGCCCTTTTAATAAATGCCAGTGGTGATAAACTGGCAATCGAGTAAATATGGATAAAAGAATAGATCAGTTGGGTGTTCTTGGCGCGTTTGCCAACACTGATGAGTTTGCTGATTTACCGGATGGGGCACCGGAGCCGCTACGTGGAAATATTGGTCAGCTTGCAGACTTTCTGACAAAAGGTCCATCGGGAGCAGTTCAATTCAGTGATGCCAACACCCAAAATGGTGTGTCTGAATTTTCCTACGATAAGACGGTTGCAACGGGTGGCCTTTCTATCGGAAACACAACCGCATCGACCAATACCACAACGGGAGCTTTGACGGTTGTTGGGGGTGGTGGCTTTGGTGGCTCTGTTTTTGCAACAGATTTTAATGGTGTTTCACTTACCATCAGCGGTTCAGCAACAGATTTCTTGAATGCTGAGGGCAGTTATGTTGCTGCTGGTGGTGGTGGTACTCCTGGTGGCGCAGATACACAGGTTCAGTTTAATAATGTTGGTGCATTTGGTGGGGCCACAACAGTTAGGATAGTATCGGGTGTGTTTTTCCTTGGGGCTGCTGGTAGTGACCCGACAGGCTCTAAACGTATGGGTATCAGTTATGGCGCGAGTATGCGCGGGATACGGTTACAACCGACATCAAACACATCGAATAATGCGATATTAACTGATCCGGCTATCAGTGGGTTTAGCGGTAGTTTGATCAGAGCCGATGTCGGTGCAGCAGCAAACACCGCGCATGATCTTTTTACTGCAACCAGCGTGGGGGCACATATTAGAACAAGAAATGTATCATCTGCCAATATAGCTTTTGAATATTTAAGGGCGTATACGCAATGGACTGGTGTGAATGGGTATAATGCCGTTGTAGCTGGGGCTGATCAGGTTCGTTTATATGGTGACTTTACATCAAAAAATTTATTGTTATCAGAAAACACAGGTGCTTATCACGCCGTTGCTCGAAACTCTGAACAGACATATACTCCATCCAATGTCACAACGACGCGAGCCTTTGACGCTGATAGTACAACGCTGGCTGAAATTGCTGATGTGCTTGGCACGCTTATAGCCGATCAGAAAACGGCGAAAACAATACTCTAAAGGAATAAAATGTCCACCTGTAAATGTTATCTATATGAATTTAATTATCCCATAAATGGCGGGGATCAAAGCATGAAGGCATGTTTCCTCAATGTGGATGATTCTGATCCTAGTTTGACCGGTGAGGCTGCTCCTTCTTTTTTGGAAGATAAGGATGATGGTTCTGGTAATAACCCCTATGATGATAAAACCTGTGTGGTTAATACAGTAACATACACACTACGGCAAGTTGCTGAGATCAGCAAAGCCATGGCAGATACACTGAAGCCTTGAAGCTATGGCGTACATTAAAAAAACCTTTCGATTGGATCTTGATTTTTCAATTAACAGTACACTTCCAAGCATGAATATTCATTTCAGAAGTGTTGATGATGCCGATGAATCAATACAGCTTCCCGGTTTGGATTCCAGTCGCCTGCGTGATGAAAATTACGATGTAACCGTTCCTGTTGAGGGCGGTGATGAGGGCGAAGAAACGACAACCACACATAACGACTACGATGAGACTGTTTTTAATTTTGAGGGTAAAACCTATACAGCGCGACAGTTTGCGGGTATGGCAGCAGCACTGGCCAATGTGGTTAAGCCTTGATTTAATATATTAATGGGGAAAAAATGAAACGTATCGAGAACAAGAAAATAAAAGATTTCGCTGGAAAGGTAATGACCGATCCAATCACAGGAAAGGATCACTATCTTTTTCTTTTATGTGTCGTGGCTATGGCTAATATTCAGTCTCTAGAGCCCAACTGGCAGTTGATGGCAGCGATTTGTAGAAAGTTTCACAAGATTGAAGATGACTGCAAGTTTTTTGAATTGGAGTCATCTGAATATGAATTTTTAAAAACGGTCATGGCTAAAAATCAATGTTTGGCTAAACCGGCTTTACTCACTGCCATTATGGAAGGCTTGATCGATGCCAAAGATGTTGAGGAAGAACCTGAGAAAAAATAATGCCCCTGCAACAGAAAACAACCAAAGAGATCGATGATAATATAATCGCTCAACTGGAGTCGGAGTTAAATCAAACTATTCCGTTACTCCAGAGGGCATTTAATCGAGTACTCAGCAAGGTTCTATCAGGGTTGTGGGTAATTCTTTATAAATATTGTGGCTTTATTTTTCTGCAGTTATTTGTACGGTACGCGAGTAACGAACCAACAATAATAAATGGAAAAACTGTTATCCCATTACAGGAAATTGGTGATTTAATCGGTATCGGTTTACCCGTTCCAGCTACCCAGGCTGAGTTATTGATTGATATCACTGTGACCAATCAGATAGGTACTCTATCAAGTGGTACTGCGTTGATCGGAATCATTAACGGTGTTACCTATCTGACAATCGGAGCTGTAACGCTGGACGCCCCAACCAAACAGGTAACGGTAAGAGCTGAACAGGACCAGGCCGGGGGCGGGGGTGCGGGTGCTATCGGCAATCTTAATCCAGGGGATGAAATGAATTTCGCAAATCCGATTGCCAATGTGGGTAATCCAGCGGTTGTTAATGTACAGACCGTTACGGGTGCGAATGGTGAATCCACAGAAGCTTACCGACAACGAATTATCGATCGTTTTCAGAAGCTACCACAAGGGGGTGCTACGGCTGACTATGAGCAGTGGGGTGAAGAAGCTGCAGGAATTATTAACGTGTATCCCTATACTGGTAATGAGCCGGGTGAGGTAGATATGTTCAGTGAGGCTACGGTTGCAAGCTCCGGAAACGATGATGGGATACCAACGGCCGCACAACTCCAGGCTGTGTTGGATTCGGTCGAATTGGATCAGGATGGATTACCATCACGCCGGCCAGCCAACGCATTCCCAAACTCCTTTGCAATAACCAGAACCGGTTTTAATATTGATATTGAGGGAATCGTTGATGTGAATGATCTGGCCACTGTGGAGAGTGATATTGATTCAGCCTTGGTTGAGTTTTTTAAAGAGTTTGAGCCATTTATTGATGGGCTTACACCGGCTCCCCGGCGTGATGTAATTTCTCAAAGTGCTATTATTGGGCTGGTTGAGGATATCGTAACAAACGCCAACGGAACATTTACAACGGCCACCTTTGAAGAAGCTGCAAGCCCCGGAGCGATCGAGAAATATCCGCTCGATAGGGGAGAAAAATCAAAATCCGAGGCGATCACTTTTAGCTGATGCTATTTCTACGAATATTCAAGCATCTTCTCCCTCGTGCGCGTGCGTGGAGAATCACAACAGTTAAACGTTTACGTGAATTTTTCCAGGGGCTATCCGTTCCTCTTGGTGATGATGTCAAACAATTTGCAGATGATGTCCACAACGATCTATTTCCTCAAACCACCCGAGAGCTGGACGAATGGGAAAAGCAATTTGGTCTGCCCGATAGTCTCACGGATGAACAGGAACGCAGGGACCGCCTCGCAGGGGCATGGGTGGCGCAGGGTGGACAATCTCCCCGATATATTCAGGACACCCTTCAGAACGCAGGATTTGATGTATTTGTCCATGAGTGGTGGGAACTACCTATTGTGGCACCCCCCGGCCCACAGATCGCCCGGAACCCCCTCTATCTGCTCGGTGCAGGCGTACCCTATCAAACCATGCAGGATGGTGCCCCAACGGCCCAGGATGGCGGTGCATTCGCCCAGGATGGCGGTCAGATCGCCCGTGATGGCTATGCCCTTGTGAATAAGCCCGCACCAACTCCCCCGATTCCGTTGGATCCTACCAAATTCCCATACTTTCTTTACATTGCTGGTGAAAATTTTGTGGATAATCCAAGCGGTATTCCCACTGTTGATTTCGCAACGGTGCCGGCCACAAGAGAAAATGAGTTTGAAACATTGCTTTTGAAGATCTGCCCGGCTCAACAATGGATTGGTGTTCTTGTGGACTTCGTGTAAAATAGGGACATGGCACTAAATCCAGCAGCAGAATTCGGATCACGCGCTACAGCGGCCGATGCCAATTACCCCAAGGGTAGCTCAAAGAACGAAACGATACCTGGAGCTAATGACGGTACGCCACACACGAAACGCCGAGAGGATGATATTTTTGGATTTCAGCAGGCACTTTTAATTGAAGCATCTGTAACAGAAAGCGGAATCCCTGATACTGTTCTGGCCTCTGATTATCTTGATGCTCTCCTGATCATTATTGGAGATAATCTTTTAACTGATCACAACGCTTTAGATAACCTGGTTGGTATATTTGACGCTCATAAACAATATATGCGAACGGGGGGAATTGCAGGAGCACCCACCACTCTTTTTGTGGATGTAACCACACAGGGTGATGGTGATGGAACGAGCCCATCAAATGCGTTCGGTGCTGCTGATGCGTTTGGGCAATTTGGTGAGATTAATCGTAGCACAGGCATTCAATGGGTTTTAACTATTGGTGATTATTCCGCATTTACCGCATTTATTGGAAAGGGTAATCAGGTAGTTCTTCAAACGCAGGCCGCAACGGTTTTTGATGCAATCAGTGTTGAACGCTCATCAAGTCTTTTAATCACAGGTGGGTTTTTAACCACAGCGGGTGCAATCAACGTTGTTAATAATTCTGTGACGCTCATATCTGGATCACTTGCTGCAACAGGTAGTTTAAATGTTGGTGCGAGCTGCGTACTAAATTCAACAGGTACGATTACTTCATCAGCTAATGTTACAATTGATCGCCAAGCCACAGTGAACACTGATTCGGCCTTTACTCTTACGGGTAGCGCGGTGCTTTCAACTAATAACGGAAGCTTGAACGTTAGCGGCAATTTTGTAACCGCAACAAATACGGTGATCGATAACAATTCATCTTTGACTGTTGGCGGAACACTGAACTGTAATTCTGGTGCGGATCTAACCATATCACGTAGATCATCTATGAAGTCTACGGGTGCGGTAACTATTAATGGTGGGTTGATTATGACCACATCATCTATTAACACACTGAGTACGCTCAATGTGGCTGAGGGGGCTCTGGTAGATGATGGATCTACAATCAATGCTGTCGGTGCAATAAGTTATAACACCGGCGTTAATAATTTTAAAATGTCAGTGCTGGGTGGATCAGAAGTTTTATGTGGTGCCGCAATTGGTGGGGCTACATACACCCCCTTCAGTGGTGGAAATCCTGGTACAGATGATCCCGGTGGGTTGGATGTATCTGAATGCAGCACCGTTTCATGTGTTGGTCTTACTTGTGGTGATTTGACTGCATTTGGGTCTG